GGTCAGCCCACTATCTGGAACTCCAAGAATCCTTTTGATTTCATGGAGAATATCAGTCTAGATGGGAAGACAAATTTCTTTGAGAAGCGGGTAGGGGATTACGGGAAAATGGATGATACATCAGATGTGATTGAATTTGATGACGAATTTTAAATATTTTACATAGAAATTGGCTCACCCAAATCCATGGAACCGAGTTGAAGACCGGTGTCAACAAATGGTTCATCCACCATACCTGGCTTCATGGTAACGTCAGCTTGTCTCACGGGTTTAACGACATCTTTCTTGTCCCCACAACCGCAACCACCACTTCCTTTCTTCGCGAGTGGTACGGAATCCTTCTTGACGTTCATCATGGCCCAAACAACCAGGATGAATACAACGGAATGCACGAGAAGACCCATGGTAGATGGGCAACCAGTAGGTGTCGCGATACCTGGACCAAGGACTCGCCTGACCAGTCTGAAAGTTTCTGGGTTAGCAATCACAAAGAATGTGAGGCCAGATATGAGGGAAGTTATAAATTTCTCCTGTTGCTTTTTACCGTCACAACCACATCCACAGTCTTTAAAAATGATACCCATGATTATATTTACTTTATGTTTACAAAAAAAAATTACTTAAAGTCAAACCACCTAATATAAATATAACCCACTACAAACAATGTCACTCACTATCAAACGATCCTCTGATTTCTCTGCCGATTCCGTTGGCTTCTCAAAACTCCGTAAGAACAAGAATGGCGGTAAGACCGTCTACCTCAATGCCGGTGACAACAAAAAGCTTTACCTTCAACTCCCCTTCATGCGCTCTCCATATGGTCTGAGTGCGTTCACTGATGAGGGTACTGGGCGTACCACGTACTCCCTTGACCTGTCATTTGACAGTGATAATACCGAAGCTATGGAGCTCCATGATTCTCTCAAGGAGCTTGATGAACTTATTGTCAACACTGTAGCCGAGAACTCTAAGGAGTGGCTTGGTAAGGAGTTCAATGTCGCTGTGCTCCGCGAAGCTCTCTACAAGCCTATTGTCCGACCAGGAAAGGAGCCTTATCCCTCTACCCTGAAGCTTAAGGTTGCGACTAAGCCTGATGGGTCTTTTGTACCAGAGGCTTACAATGTGCGCAAGGAACCAGTCACTCTTGACACTATTGAGAAGGGTCAAAAGGTCATGGCCATCGTTGATGTCAGTTCCATTTGGTTCATTGACAACAAGTTTGGTGTGACTATCCGCCTCCAGCAGTCCCTACTTGAGCAGTCTACCAAGCTTCCTTCGTTTGCTTTCCAAGGTCTTGATCTCCCAGACACAGTGGATGCCGAGGAGGATGTTGAAGTTGACGAGGATGAAGAAGTTGATGAAGAGTAAATATATCTATAAAAAAATGTACATGTAAAAGTGTCATAAGTAACTTACTAGCCTAAGTTAGTTATGAAACTCGTAAACATAATTGAAATGAATATTCTACGGAGTATCAAAAACGCTGACTTTGACTCTCTCCATTTAAGGGAATATGTTTTATTGGAACACGCTAATCAAATGATTCTGTATCCCCAAACTAATCCCGAGAAGTTTATGACTTTTTGGATGGCTATGCATGACAATCGTGACTTTGGTCTCACGATGTTTGAACGTTTCAAGAATACATGTGATACTGCCTTAGGTTCCTCTAAATGGGATGAAGTTTTGAAGGTATTTGCACACCCGACAATGTGCGGCGCGGTTTGTTCACAAAATATTGACATTTTGGAACATGTAAAGTTCCACGTGGAACCTGAAGTTATTTGGAAAGAAATTGAGAGTGAGTTTGGTGTGGAGGATAATGAAGTGTATAGATGGTATCAGGATAATTTTTCTTAGGTTGTAATAAGGATGGTCAAGTTATCTTCAATTGTTAACATTGCCAATAATGCAAAGACAGATCAACAGCGCAACGCGGTAGGTGTGGAACTCAAAAAAATACTTAAGGGTGCCAAGGGGTGCGACCCAAAATCTCAACTGTATGCCCCCCGGATGAATAGTTTAACTACAATTGAGAGGGGTAGACTTTTAAAAGTTGGTTCGGGTCAGTACGGTGCGGTATATTATGGATGCATAGATGATAAATGTAAGACAAAAGTTGCTATAAAGTTTACAACTGAACCAAGTGCTAAGATGGAGTATAGCATCGCTGAAAAACTGAAGGGTATGGGTGTTCCACGTATGTATCATTTTAAAACGTGTGATAATAGGAATATTTTATATTTTGAGTACATCGATGGTATTTCACTTGAAAAGTGGATGAAAACTAATCCAGGTAATGATAAATATAAGTCTGTTATTCGTCAAGTTATAACCAATCTTTATAAGATTCATCAAAAATATCCAGAATTTAGACATCATGATCTTCACTGGAACAATATCATGATTACAAAGACACGTGATGGGGGAGTTAAACCAATCATAATTGACTTTGGTTTATCTGTAATGAAAGGTATAAAGAATCCTGGAGTGAATAACGGAGATTTTTTAACTTCTGGTATTGCTAGAAAATCTCATCCTATGTATGATGCCCACTATTTCCTGAATATCATTCAAACTTATACTCACAGTAAAGTTATCAAAGAGTTTGTCAGAAATTTGTTCAAAAACCCTGATACGTATATGGTTAGAAACAGTCGTCATGTGTCAACATTACGTCTTCACCTCCTCGTGAAGCACAATAATCTACCAACATATGAAGACATTTTGAATGATCCATTCTTGACTGGTAAAAGAGAGAATGTTACTAAGAAGATTCTCAACACTGTGGCTAAAACTAAAAAGAACTTTGCCCCAATTGTGGTTGCCCCAAAACCAAAGATTGTATCGGGTGAAACAGCAATTGAGAGAGCTAAGAGGATACTTGCAGAAGTTGCACAGAAGAAGCGAGCTCCAATGAGGAAACCTGGTGTGTTAATTAAACGAAAACCTTCAGTTCAATTACAAGTTCGTGAAATTGAAAAGAAGGTTGAACCCCCTATCTACAAATTCATCAACATTAAGGGTAAAGAGCGTGTATACAAGACAAAGGCTTGGTACGAGAAGGCTTTATATAAAAATAGGGTTGCTCGCAATGGTAACAACATCACCCTCGCTAACCTCATGAAGAAACTCAAAGTATAATTCTAAAGACCCGTTTAATTCCCTCATCTACTTCGGAGAGTATCTTAAACTTTGGAGTCTTGACGAGTTTATCACCATTCTTCGTAACGAACGACTTCATCCGTTCAACTTCACCACGGGGCATTTTCCTGGTGTATTTGAGTGTGACATTCTTGTTTCCAATAGTGAATACAGTTGAAGACATTTATATAGTTTTAGAGAATTAAATGAACATAAGAAGAAGGGACAGTTTATAATTAAAATGATTACATGGAAAGATTTATTGTTGTAGAGACACCAGATGGTTCTATTAGTGTTGGAATTAATGAAAGTATTGAAGCTCCACCTCCATTAACAGAACCTGTACCTGAAACACCCATAGAATCCCCTCCCGATACTTTCGAGGTAATAAAATATAATAAGAATGTAAAATTAATTTTTCACATTCTTCTTCTTATATCTATCTACAACCTCGTGACTTTCTGTAGAATATTTGATATTCAAAATGTTATTTTTGTTACATCAAGTACAATTGCGGTTCATTCTATAAAACCCATATCTATCGCCATGTTAGTGGGTCATGTTATGTACTCATTAACAACAGCTCCAGTATATTTGGTTACACACAAGTGGTTTGATTTTGTATATATCATGATATGTTTAATAACATGTGTCATTTCACTTACGACTCTACAGAACAGTTTATGTTACCGGCTACCGATATAAATTTTAATATTAAGCTATAATAAAACTATGTGGCTTTTAGCTCTTCTCATTCTTATTGCTATTTATATTATTACACAGACCGGCAAGCGCCGTGCCTCTGTACCTACTAACGGGGAAGCCTGGACTATTTACGGGACCATGGGATGTGGATGGACTCTTAAGCAGTTGCAGTATATGGAAAAGAATGGAAAACCATTCAAATTTGTTGACTGTGAGAAGAATGGTAATTGCTCAGGTATGAAGGCCTTCCCAACTATTCTTCACCCCAGTGGTGAAAAGACCGTTGGTTACAATGAAATTTAAAGACCTCGCACGATGTTAAGGGACAATGCAAGGATGAAGGCGTCAAGCATAGACTTGAGAGGCTTAAGGACGGTCACGTGAGGGACGAGGGACCGGTTCCACGCAAATCGGAGGACAAAGGTCGCAATGAGAACGTTGAGAATGAAGACGAGAAGCTCGGTGAGCATGTCTGACTTATTTTCGGTTTTGATAATTTCCTTAAACATTTATTACATACGGACATTTTTTTTCTACACACATTATAAATGAAGAACCTACCTGTGAGTGGTTCTGAAAGAATTTTTACCACTAAAAAATGGGGTACGTCTACTGGTGTAGGTAATAATAACTGCTATGCATACGCTGTTGGTGATTATGAGGCGTATCGGTGGCAAAAGTCCATTCCAGGTGATCGGTCTGGACTCTCTAATGGATATCACAACTATACTCACTGTAACACTCTACCAAAACGTGTTATTTCTGACAACCCAACAAAAATTTACCGTGCAAAACCGAATGAGAAGTGTAAAAAGGGATACTACAAAGTCATGATGTTTGTCTCTCCTGGAAGACCAACGAATTACATTCGTCAAGGAGACTTTCACTTCTATGTGCAACACAATGTCGTAGAGTATCGTGTTAAACTTGGTGACACCCAAGAGTCGGTAGCAAAGTTCTTCAAAGTCCCACTCTCAAGGGTAAAGCGGGCTGGAAAATTTGCACCCAATAAACGTCTGGTGTTCAAAGCTAATGTATTCAGTCACAAGAGGGGTTGGGCCACTGGACCACTTCTGACTGATGCATCTGGTAAGTCTATCCGAGACCCACGTAAAGCTGATCGGAACTACCCCGGTCTAAACTATGAAAAATATTGTAGCTCATTCTGTGTCAAGGACAAGGGTATCAAGGTCGGAAAGACTCACCCCAAGGTCCGCAAAAAGACTGTCTAAATCTACAGTATCCTCAACATCAAAAGACATATCAAATACATCCATTATATTGAATATAGCTTCACTCTGCAATGACACAGTGTTAGACTGCGCTGTGTAATTGTTCTGAACTGTCAATGTGACTTTAAATTTGGAAACATCAAATACTTTTCTACAAACGGGGCAAGTATTCTTACCTTTATCTTTCCACTCTTGTATACAGTGGGAATGAAACATATGTCCACAACGGATGGGTGGGTTGGTCCTTGTTGACCTTACCTCATTGAGACATATGGCACATTGCGACATTCTAATCTATAATTTTAAAGTTTTTATTACAATTTAGCACACCTAATAAGTCTTAGACATATTGGTATAAGTGTTGCATGGGTCACACTTCCCACGTGAGTCCTCTTGAAGCTTGTTGAGAAACTCGGGACCTTGCTTTTGGAGCGCTTGACGGAAAGAATAGTTATCCTCAAGGGTAATACCATTTTGTTCCATCAAATAGTTATTGGTAAGTTGGGCTGAAGAGTGGATAGTGAAGCATCGTCCATCGGCCATTCCAAGTCGCTGAGACATTTTGTTACTTTATAATCAGAAATTAATTTGACGATTTATAATCGTTTGAACCCATGATTTAATTCCTTTCCCCTTGAGATGCTCAACCATGGGTTCACACTTGTGCCCCAAAAAGACATCAAAGACATCTGTGTCAACTGTTGGGGACACACGAATCCCAGGATCATCGTTGATGTGATGATTAATGATGTTGTACCCAAATGCAATCTCCTTGAGAGTCTCTGCACCTGTAATGATGATCTTACCAGTTGAGAAGATACTTGTGGTAATTTCCTTCATATCTTGAGCAGGTTTGAACTTGATTTTGACAGCACTGTACCTATCGGGTTCAAAAGAAACTTTGAAGATGTCTGAATGATTCTCAAAATGTTTAGCCACCCGCATGAGATTGATGTTGTAGTTGAGGCTGAAGTTTGAGTTGATCATGACAACTCGGAATGAATCAACAGGGGCTTGATTCTCCATCCCCAAAAAGGTCTTGAAGATGTAGGTCAATTGGGTGATGACCCTCTTACAGTCAAAGAGATCACAACACCCAGCAACCTGAATGGATCCATTTGGGAACACCTTGACAGACTTGGTACTGTACGTGTCGTGGTACGTCAGTGTTACTTGATTATAGAAAGTTGTAGGTTTCAACTTCCACTCAAAACCACCATCACATTTGGTACCTGAACGCTTTAATTTAAAGGATTCCAAATTCTCAAAGATGTGACGAAGTTTCTTGATATCAATTTTTTGGACATAACTTGATATCATAGTGATTGTTGTAATCTTTACCCAAGAAGGTCTTGTTTCATCGGGGAAACCCTTCCTAAACTCATCGAGAGTCAGAAGGTATGAAAAACTATTGTTGGCAATAGCCGAATACATTTTTTACTCTTTTATATAGAGCTATAACTCTTTATATAATTTTATACTTAAAAGAGAATGACTTAGGTAATGTACATGTCTTCCTTCCTTAAATCGGCTAAGGCTATATACGATATAGAATCCGATGTAGAATATGTGACAATCATATATGAACGTTTCATAAAGGGTAAAGGGTATGTGACTTACGTGGATCATATCAACACAAGGCCTCTAGCTAATTGGACCGTGCTCAAGTCTAAGAGTCAGTCTATCCCATATGAAAAGTTTTTGGACACGATGTGTGAAAAGACGGTAGAAGTTCGTCAGAAAATGGCCGAACTCGCATTGGAAAATATTATGGCCGATAAGAAAAGTATACATACATATATTCGTGTAACCCACGCGAGTAAAATTCTTGATCCCACATTCCAGCCACCTTGGATTAATCGTAAGAGTGCTTGGCAGAGGGAATTTATTAAAAATTTTTGTACAGAAACACTCCCAGATTTGATTCAGAGGTGTGAACATAATTCTAAATTGGAATACTTTTTCAACGTCTTATGTAATATAGAATCAGAACAATAGTTATAAATATAATAGAGACACCAATAAGGGAAAACTCAGGGTTATTTGATACACCAATGGTTACATTCTCAACGAGACTCTTCCTTGACTTGGTAAACCCTGTATCAATATTTCTACCTGGAATAAGTGGTCTACCTAAAGAACATTCAGACGTAGCTTCCGCACATGATCCATAACCACAATATATACTTTTCTTGTGAGCTGGGATACCCGGTTCAGACTTAATCTCAGTAAAATCGTCATACCCACCACTTTGTCTCACACTTCCTGGAAGGGAAAAATCGTGGGTGACAAATGGATTGATATCATTAATCGCATCCTCGTCATTGAGCATAAACTTACTCATAGTTACTTTTACTTCAGATAATAATTTTTAGTTTTCATTTTAGTTTTATGCTCTTCCCACATCATATCTAGATCTACATTTAGCATATGTGCCAATTGAAAGAGATAACTAAACACATCCCCCATTTCCATCATGACATCTGTACCTCTCTCCTTCTTGAGGCCTATTTTCTTGTAAGTCTTCTTGTATTGACGAATTGCTGATGCGAGTTCACCGAACTCTTCTGTTAGTAAGAGCCATACTGTATCAACAGCGGCCCGATCCCAGCCCTTTGATTTACACACTTTCTCAGTTTCTTGTTTGTAGAAGTTCAAACTCATCTTACCAGTATATGAATTCAAAACTTTAATTGATACCAATTTTATTATTGTAACCAATCTTATTACCATACGTACTTGTGTTAAGGGGTTGCGCCAGGGGAACGGCAATTGTATCAATGTCTTGGACATAAGACATATATTGAGAAACACCAGTTTGAATTTGTCCGAGAGCTGTTTCAATCACACGACCATTCATTGTTTTGACCTGCTCATTCACACGAGAGTAAGAATCACCGGAGTTATTTATGAAGACCATACGCATCAGAGTATAGAGATCATCTGGGTTTTGACGATCAATAGAGATACCAGTTTTATTTTTAAACGCCTGACGGATCCCACGCTGGAGAAGATTTCGGTTGAACTCAGAAAAGAACAAGGTGTTGAGTGGAGTCTCACACTGCTTGAGGGAATCGAGGTGCAGGTTATCACACATTTAATATACCCTCGGAAAAAAAAACTCTGTAGATATTAAATGTTAAACATGGCCGATTTTAATGCGGTGTATACCGATAAGCCTACAAATGTTGAACAAATCCCATGTCAACCACCAACCTGCTTCGTTGGGTCATATGCTCCAGTAACACCAGCAGGTCAACAAGGGCCGTTCAACGTGAACAGTTATTTGCTCCAGCCCGATCGTAAGTTTGAAATCGCTGGTTCTGTTAAAGTAACAAGTGGTGATCTTGAAAAGTGCCGCAAGTAAGTTAAAAATAAAACAAGTAGAATAATTAATAATGAGGGTCGTTAAGCGCTCAGGTCGTATTGAGGATATGAAATTTGATAACATCACCAATAGGATCAAGAATCTGACACACGGTCTCTCAGAAAATTGCGACTCTTCCAAGGTTGCTCAACAAGTTGCATCTTCTCTATACGATGGTATTAGTGCTCAAGAAATTGACACCCTCTCAGCAGAAATATGTATTGGTATGATTACATCTGACCCGGATTATGAGACTCTCGCAACACGTATCATTGCCAGTAATATTCAAAAGGTATGCCCTAAAAACCTTCATATTGCGATGAAGAAGCTAGCTAAGGCTGGTATCGTAACAGAAGAGGTTTCTCAGGTGGCTGGTAGAGTTAAGGATGACATTATCACCAAGAGGGACTTTGACTTTGGATATTTTGGACTCAAGACCCTCGAGAAGAGTTACCTCCAACGCCTTGATGGTATACTGATGGAAACCCCACAATACATGTTTATGCGGGTATCCATCGGTATTCACGGTGATGATATCCCTGCAGTATTGGACACGTATGATAAGATGTCCCAAGGTATGTTTATTCATGCGACACCCACCCTATTCAACGCAGGGACACCTAGACCCCAGATGTCCAGTTGTTTCCTGATTGCTAACAAAGAGGACTCCATCAATGGTATTTATGGAACCCTCACGGAGTGTGCACAGATTTCTAAATGGGCTGGTGGTATCGGTATGCATATTCATGATATTAGAGCTAATAAGTCTCGTATCAAAGGTACAAACGGTCAGTCTGATGGTATCATCCCAATGCTCCGTGTCTTCAACGCAACAGCTCGTTATGTAAATCAAGCGGGTCGTCGGAAGGGGTCTATCGCGGTGTACATTGAACCATGGCACGCGGATATCATGGATTTCTTAGAGTTACGTCTCAATCAAGGTGATGATGAAGCGCGTTGTCGTGACCTCTTCACGTCTCTATGGATCCCAGACCTCTTCATGAAGAGGGTTGAGGAGGGTGGTAAATGGTCCCTCTTTTGTCCAGATAAGGCTCCAGGTCTGTCGGATGCTGTGGGTGAAGAGTTTGAAGCCCTCTACACCAAGTATGAAGAGGAGGGTCGCGCTAATACCACTGTACCAGCTGCCGAGGTTTGGAAGGCTATCCTCAAGTCCCAAACTGAGACTGGTACACCCTACATGCTTTACAAGGATGCATGTAACAAGAAGAGTAACCAGAAGAACTTGGGAACAATTAAGAGTTCCAACTTATGCACAGAGATTATAGAGTACACAGATAAGGATGAGACCGCCGTATGTAACTTAGCCTCAATCGCTCTACCAAAGTATGTAGATAGGGAGAAGAGGACATTTGATTACGAGAAACTCCACGAAGTCACCAAGACTGTCACTAAAAACTTGAATCGTGTTATTGATAGAAACTTCTACCCCGTTGAGACTGCCCGTAAATCTAATATGAGACATCGCCCCATTGGCCTAGGTGTCCAAGGTCTCGCAGATGTATTTATTCTCTGTCGGCACGCATTTGATTCCGACGAAGCCAAAGAGATTAACGCGCGTATCTTTGAGACGATGTATCACGCTGCCCTCGAAGCGAGTTCCGAGCTTGCAGAAGTTGATGGTTCCTATGAGACCTTCGAGGGATCCCCCACTTCCCAAGGTGTATTTCAATTTGACATGTGGGAGGGGGAGACGAAACTTCATTATGATTGGGATGCGATGCGTGAACGCGTGAAAACGAAGGGTCTCCGAAACAGTCTCTTGATGGCCCCAATGCCCACCGCATCTACTGCTCAAATCTTGGGTAACAACGAGTGCTTTGAACCCTACACGACTAACATTTATCTCCGACGTACTCTAGCTGGTGAGTTTGTGGTAGTAAACCGACACCTCGTGGATGACCTAAAGAATATTGGTCTTTGGTCCAAAGATATGAAAGATATAATGGTGAAGGCGGGTGGTTCTATCCAAAATATCGCGGATATTCCTGATGACATTAAGAAGTTGTACCGCACGGTATGGGAGATTAAGATGAAGGATATTATTGATATGGCGGCGGATCGTGGTCGTTTCATAGATCAATCCCAATCTATGAACCTCTTCATGGAGAGTCCAACGATGTCTAAACTTTCCTCGATGCACATGTATGCCTGGAAACAAGGACTTAAGACAGGTATGTATTATCTGAGATCTAAGGCTAAGGCTCGCCCCATTCAATTCAGTCTCGAACCTGATTGTGTGGCCTGTTCAGCTTAAAGTTTTCACCCCATAATAAATTAGTACAAATGTCTAAAATTACCGACGCTATAGAAAACCTGGAAATTGCCGAGTTTAACAATAGAAAAATTGTATTGTCTACGAAGGATGGAACTCCAATGAGAATCCAATTCCCGCGACTATACATGCCATTTGGTGTTTCTGGTTTTACACCCGAAGTCGGACCAACTAAATATAATATTGATTTGGCTCTAAAAGGGTATGATGAGGATGGAAGTTATGTGAATAAGTTTTATCATTCTCTCCGAACTATTGAAGATAAAATTATGGATGCGGTTGTTAATCAAAGTCAGAGGATTTTCGGTAAGAATATGACGAAGGAAGAAATTGTACCCATGTTCAATTCTAATATTAAGGAGAGTCTAGGTCGTGAACCAAAGTTTCGCGTGAAGGTTGATACAGATCATACTAGTATGATCAAAGCAGCTGTATATGACGGCGACAAAAACCCCATCAAGACTGAAGTTTCAAATGGTCTCTATGCAAGAAACAGTGGACATACTATTGTTGAACTCAATAGTGTCTATTTCTTGAACAGAAAGTTCGGGTGTACTTGGAAACTTTATCAACTTGTTGTATATGAACCACAAAACCTCAAGGGGTTTCAATTTCAGATTTAAGGGAGACGTGTCACAACTTTAGACCCAGGTATATTCGTGTACTTTGGGATTGGGTTGTAATTTCTATACCCACCCGGCATACTAGTGAAAGTCTTACCTCTACTAGTTAGAAAAATACGACGCTTATTAGTATCAAGAAAATTAGTATTCATTGCCGCTTTTTTAGCGCGCGTGAGTACGTCCATCCCTATTTATTACCGTTATTTTTATTCAAAAGGAGAATAGAATATATAATTTGCGCCTCCTTAAGGAGTTTACCCTGAATCTTGGTGAACCTCTTAGGGTCCAAACCTAATTTAATCTTAGCTATACGCACAGACTCGTTCCACTTAGTAAGTGTCATTCTTATATTACAATTATATTTTTTACGCCATCTTCTTCATCTTCTTCTTGTAGTCCTTGGTACCTTCCTTAGGTTGGAGCTTGAAGCCACTCTTCTTTGGCTTGAAGACACTGGTGAGGTGCTTTTTACCTTCATTCTTCATACGAGCAAGGGCAGCCTGCTGGGCAGCAACACTCTTGATTTGACCATCCTTGGGATCCAACATAAGAGCCTTCTTGGTGAGACCACCCGCGGTCCTGTCAGCAGTTCCGTGGAATACTTGAGCGCGACTTCCGATCATTTTGTTTATACATTAGGCTTTGAAAATTTTCTTGATGTCCAGAATTGAAATCTTCTCTGTAGTTCTCTTCACTGGAATTTGTTTTTCAATTCTCTCATCATTTAGAACCCTGGAACATACAATAGATTTATGACCCTGGAGAGCTAGAATCTCTTCCTCAACGCTGACAAATGTATCCGACTCCTTATAGATCAATTTTTTCACATATACCGTTTTTGTCTGCCCAGTTCGGTGACTCCTACCGATTGCTTGTAACTCGGTCGCAGGGTTCCAAGATGGAGCAGTGATGTACACCCGAGTAGCTTCTTGGAGGTTCAGACCTTGACCACCCGACTTGATTTGGATGATGAACACCGCACCAGGTGCGGCCTTTTTAAATAATGTAATTTGTTTGTCTCTCTCATCTTTGGGAACCGAGCCATCGATGCGAAAGGTAGGACGATTCACATGTTTTTGGATGTAGTTCATCTCCCCCACAAACTGACAGAAGACCAGGGACTTTTCATCGGGGTGAGACATAATCATACGAAAGAGGGTTTCCATCTTGTTAGATCTCCCAACCCATTCCTCCGCCTGTGTCTCGTTCTTTTTTGCCATACCATCCAAGTACATTTGAGGCCAAATCATACATTGTCTCGCTCTCAATAAGCACTCCAAAATGACCATATTCTTAGAATTGAGACTGATTGCATTCTTGAAAGCTTCTCTGATTGTATCTTGAGCATCTTGGAACACGAATTGATACAACTGTTTCTCATCTGGAAACATATCAAGTTCAATATTCTCAAAGTGACAATCTGGTAATCTCAAACGCTCACTGATTTTTGCAATATCATCCTTGGTTCTTCGGAGAATGTATATATCCTTGATCTTGTTAGTCATCCCTTGTACCATTGACTTATCAATACCTAGGAAAGCACATAGGGACACAAAGTCTTCCATAGAGTTGAAGACTGGTGTACCCGTCACAATCCATTTAATCTCAGCTTTGATACGATTGACACCCTTGAAAAGTTTTGATCTCTTATTGCGAATCTCATGGGCTTCATCAAGTATGATTCTGTCCCACGACTTCATATGGATAACTGTCACTTCGTTTGTAGACAGTAGGGAATACGGCATTATCACAACGTCCGCCTCTTTGAGATACCTCTTTGGTCCATCGAAGATGTGCACAGAGAGTTGTGGGGCGAACTTTCCAATTTCATTTACCCATTGTGTGATAATAGATTTAGGTACGACGATCAAAGTACTTTTGTTTGGGTTTCCAAGTATAGTGGCAACCAATTGTACAGTCTTACCTAGACCCATTTCGTCACTGAGGAATCCACCCTTTGGTCCAGAGTCTTGATTTTCCATCGTAAGCATCCACAGAACACCCTCCCTTTGGTAGGGTGCGAATAGCCTACCATTCAGGTTGTCTTTAGCACGGTTATATTGTTCTTCAATCTTCATAATAGTCGTCTTCGTCAGATAATATTGCGATTTCGCACTTAGGTGGATCAACTTCCTTTTTAATACGGGTCTTCTTCAACTTAGGTTTTGGAAGTTCATCAATGTGTTCCCGGAAATACAGAACTTTTTCCCAAAAGTCTTTCATAATTGGGAAGTTGGTTTTCCACCAATCACGATCTCTCTTAACATTCACAACGTCAAACTCTTCAGGTTTAGGCCAATTAGTCGCCGCGGGTTTATATTGAATAAAGTCTGCTTCTTCTAAGTCTAAAATCTCCATACAGAGTTGTAATTGTGGCATGTAATGAATCGGAACCTCACCGGGTATAATCTGTCGCATCGGAGGGCATTTAATCTCTACCAACTTTCCACTTTCACTGACACCATCTGGACTCCCACCGAGCCATGAATGTAACGGGTGTGGACACAATCCAAGTTCATGAACGACCTCGTTATGTCTCTCTTCATATAAAATACGCGCCTCGTCCTCATAAAGTTCACCATGTCTAGTAGCAGCATTACCAGTAAATTTTTCACCGAGTCCACATTTCTTTAATAAAAGACCTTCAGGTGTTTCATATTTATTCACACCAATAGCTGTAGCTGCATCACTCGCAGTCAACATTTTACCACGGAGGGCTAACCATTCTTCCGACTTCTGGGCCGCATACTCACGCTCTAGGAGAGCCTTGACATTGGGGTGCATATTAAATTACTGTGGTGTAGTACTTTTAAGTACTTGAAAAAATATCATGGCTGCATTTTGTTCAGCTTGCTTTTTACTTTTTGCATACCCTCTAGCCGCATATTCGTTATTGATGTATGCATCAATAAAAAACACACCATCTTCGTGAGCATGCACTCTATATTCAGGTAAAGGTAGAGTCATGATTTGACAATATCTCATGAGGTGATCCTTATAGTTATCATCAATCATAATGGAATTAAGATTCACGTATTTTGGATTCTTGTAGATTCTGAGAACAAACTCTTTTGTATGTAAAAGACCTAGATCCATATAAATAGCCCCAACGAGGGCTTCAAAAACATCCTCAAGAATCTTTGGATTATTATTCCAACCATTGCGCATACCCTTCTCATCCATGATAACTAATTCATTTAGACCCAATTTAAGAGCTATATCCGCTAGAGTCTCTGAACGAACAAGTTTTGTACGAGCCTTTGTGAGAAATCCTTCCTGTTTCTCTTCATGAAGATCGAAAAGAAATTTAGTGATGATAAAACCTAATACGGAATCACCCATAAACTCTAATGTTTCAAATGAGTCTGTGAGGTGTTCATATTCTTTTATCGATGATTTATGTGTAAATGCCTTTTGGTAGAAAGTTAGATCTTTAATCTTTGTACCAATAAGTTGTTCAATTTGCTCTTTTGAGACAGTCATTTATTGTAATTATAGGTTATTTTTTAAGCCTTTACAGGTTCTTTCTTCACGTAGTGGGGGGAGAGATACCTTTGGAGGTTAAGGTAAGTGACAATGACGTCAGCGGGAGGCTGTAGAAGCTCCTTTAGCTTATCGTCAAGGATGAGTTGACGACCGTTATCAGGGTGTTTGAGACCCTTTTCGGTGATGTATTTGTTAATGAACTTAGTCACCTCAGAACGAGAGATGAGCTCATCTTGGGGAAGACCAAGAAACTCACGCAACTTAGGTGTAATTTCCTGCTTACGGTTGAAACCGTTGTTGGCGGCACGAGCCTTAGCCTTCTCACCATCAGGATCTTCTTGAGTGTTCTTCACTTTGCGAACAATCTTAGTGAGGGATTTAACATCAGCACGGAGAGCGGCAAGTTCTGTTTGAATGGTTTCAAGAGACATTATATATTTATTACTCTGTTAATCTTTAAGTAAGATACGTAAGAAACAGGATTGAGAACATGATCAAGAAAATAAGTATGTATATTTTTGGGTTAAACTCGTTGTTTTCATAACTAGAAGGACGTTCTATGATCCGGAACGGTTCTCTGGGTGTTAAACCTGTTACCTGTCCCGGGCACCCACCAGCACAACAGTCTTTCTCTGGACACTTCGCCACATGAGGACCCCGTCTCACCCCACAGAATTGAGACTTCTTGGGATCGGCGACATCATCGTACGCGAAGCACCTACATTCATCTATTATACTACAGACCATATTATTATATGATATTATAATAATGGACCCTGATATTTATCCAGAAGCAGCGATTAATAAGTTTTTGGATGAAAACTTATTGTTCAAGGATGCCAAGTTGAAAAAGTATTACGACAGAAATGAACAGAGGGACCTTGGGAAATTCAGAAGTCGTGTTCACAATGTATACAGTAAAAAGGATTTTGACAATATTGTGTATCTTTTGGTTACAAATTCCTTGAGAGACATCATTTTGCAAACGGTTGGTGAAATTTCCGAATACATGAAGAACATGGGTGATCTCATCGTGAGTGGTGGTGAAGCCTTCAACCTGTATGTTGAGTACAAAAACCGTATCATCACCACCGATATTGACGCAAAGTTTGTCCCACGGTTGCCTGTCAATCCAAAGTTTTTTGGAAAACTTCAAGCAACCAAGTTAATTCTTTGGGACAAATTGGGTGAAATTGCAAAAAAGTTAAACACTCGCGTCAGAAAGCGTCTTATGTCTATGAAGAAGAAACACCCCAAACTCTTCAAGTTCTTGGGTATTAATTTACCCCCTACAGGTCCAGCTGTGACTCGTAGATATACTCTCATCAAAAAGAAAAAGTCGGGTTCAGGGAACGTCCCCAAAAAGGGAGATGTTTTCATTGACGTAGAATTGTTTGCACTTGATTTGAACATACGATTTTACACCCCAAAGAATGGTAAGATTGAGAATATAACTCTCGGTGGTATTCTTGACATCCCATTCATGAGACCTAAGGAATTTGGATATGAAGTTGTTCTCACGAGGCGTAAGGGTGTAACATATAAGGATCAAAATACAGGTAAACTCGTTAGAAACAACACTATATATGTAGCCAGTAAGGAGTTTTTGATTGAAGACATCTATCTGATGAGTAAACTCAAGCTTCGCCCAGAAAAGAAGGAGAAAGATCGTCAACGACTTATAAGACTTGCACAACTCATCGATAATAAGGTCAATACAGGTAACAATATTGATGAAATCTTCAAACGTATAAAACCACGTATTATTAAGAGAGGTGTACCAGTTTCCAAGAAAAATGCACGCGTTCCTGTATCTCAGGCTGCACGCGTAGATCCATTCAAGTACAAGAACTTTACAACCAAACCTTCAGAAGATAAGTTATCTAAACAAATAGTTCACGGATTGAAACCTGTAACGAAGACTACCAATGTAAACGGTTACAAGAACTCTTCAGGAAACAAACGTTTGAATCTAAAAAATTTGAAGTGGAAAAATGTTAATAACAACTCGTACGTGAAAAACGAGTTCAATTTAAGACCTGAAAATCCCAAGAAATTACCAAACAATATAAACTTCGCAAACACCTTATATGGTTACAATCCCAGGAGAAATAGTTGGGTCCCAAAAAATATTATAAATAAATCAGGAGCTATACCATTTGTTGGTTTAAAGAAATGATACCTAAATTACATATAAATGCTTTACAACGCCCCAATTAAAGGTGAAGATGGACTCTACTTCGTTAAAGCCCTCAACGATTCTAAGCGTAAATGCCTCGTTCAATTGAATGGGGTGAAAATGACTGATGTATCAGGGGACATTGTAATGGATCTCACATCTGAATCGAACACTGCTAAAATTCAGACAGTTGATGAACATAATCTGAGCGCCGCGGTTGAGAATGCAGAAACTTGGTTCGGTAAGAAGCTTTCAGATAAGGTTGTTGAAGGTGCTTACACTCCTAGTATTGCTGATGGTCAAGTCACAGGCGAACGTATTCATGTTACAAAGGTTTTCAACTCCGACCAGGAAGAGGTTGATTTTGAGAATGTTCAACTCGATAAGATATGTGATGTTATCTTAGAATTTTCAGGTCTATGGTTCGCCAAGAAATCTTTCGGCTCCTCGTGGAATCTTGTCCAGGTCAGACTCCATCCAGATCCTATCCTTGATACTTACCCAGAAGAATATGCTTTTGTTGAGGACGAGCAATAAAAAAATTGTTAACCTAATATAAAACATGATGAAGAAGGGCCGTACCCAAAACCTCTTGATGGTAGCCGCTGTTGCGGTGTTGGTATATTTGCTATTCACCATGAACAACAAGTCTGAATATTCTATTAAGGAGCGTGAGTATAGCGCGATCACTATGGCACCCAGTGCTGCTGGACCAGCCACGGCAGGTAAAGCAGCTGCCAATGGGTGTGCGATGGATAGGGGTGTTGGCCTCGCGTCTTCGCTTCTCCCCCGTGAAGTTGCCTCTGCCGAGGACTTTGGTGAATTTGCCCCAGAAGACATACTCGCTGGTCAGAACTTCCTTGAACCTCGTTCCCAAATCGGTTTCCCAGAGACTATCGGTGGCGCTCTCCGTAATGCCAATCAACAGATTCGCGCCGACCCCCCCAACCCCAAAGATCCATTTGTGTGGAACAATTCTACCATCGTCCCCGATGGCATGACGCGCTCTTTGTGCTAATTTCACTTAAAGATTATACACGTAGTTTTATATAATAAATATGTCAGTACCAACCGAACTTTCTGAGAGTGTCTCTAAACTTGTGGATCTCTCAAAACAACTCACGGAAGCAAAATCTGATATCAAGATCCTCAATCAGGAAGAGAAGCGATTGAAGGAATCAGTCAAGAAACATATGATTGATCAGGGTATTGATACCATTAACCTCAGGAAAGGTAAAATTAGTATACGTAAATCGGTACGTAAATCTGGGATGAGTAAGGATGCCGTTAAGGATGGACTTCATACGTTCTTCGGTGGTGACGAAGCTAAAGTTGAAGGTGCTTTAAACGCGATTAAAGATGGTCTTAAAACGAAGGAATCAACTTCGCTCTCATTAACTGGTATAAAAGAAAAGTCCGAGAAAGAAGATAAGTAATAACCATGGTTTGGAGCCAATATGTATACGAAGCTACCACTGGATCTGATACGGTCTATGTCAGCGATGATGATGATTATTATGATAATACTCCTCTCAATATTGAAGAATGGGAAGTCCAATATTCAGATGAATTACACATGATGTGGAACAAGATTGATACCCTTTTGTATGACGCCCAGATTGAACATACAGGAGAGTTTTGTGACTTTGTTGAATTCTGTTACAAAGATCATGATCCTATCCAGGAAAGAGTATTTTGGGATTATCAGGAACAGACCAACTGGTATGAAGAACGAGTTGCTTATATTTGGAAACATGTCAGACGTACTGTGTCTGATAATGGTCTCCATGAAGAAATGATGAAGGATGCCACTTTTAATGATTTCTTGTATTTTGTTAAAAATTATATGTGCATATACTAAATGTTACCCGATATCACCTCCAATAAAGTTGCTATACCAGCCGCCCTTTTTCTCGCGCTCAGCCCCGGTGTTCTTCTGACCACCGACGGCAAGAAGCTCGCTTTCCGCAACGGAAAGACCAGTCAGATGTCGGTTATGTTCCACGCCCTCGTGTTCTTCTTGGTATACAGTCTTGTCGCTCGCGCTATGGGTCTCGTTCTCACCAAGACCGATCTCATCGTGACCACTGCTCTCTTCCTGGCTCTCAGCCCAGGTCTCCTCTTGACTCTCCCCCCCGGTTCCGGTGGTATTCTCAAGTCGGGTCAGACCAGTATCCCCGCTGCTCTCACACACGCCGTTGTGTTTGCCGTGGTCTTTGCGCTTTTACGCAAGCAATTTCCTCAATTCTATTAAGTAGGAGTAGGAGGATGAAATACCTTGTTTTAGGTCCTGCATCAATGGGTATATACTCAATGATTGGGACTCTAAAAGCAATGGAATCCACTCTTGTGGATGTTAAAGAAATATCCGGTTCATCAGCAGGTTCAATTTTAGCTTTATTTTTGGCTTTGGGGATGTCCGTTGATGAAATATTAAATATATCTCTGTCTCTGAATATTCCCGAGTTTGTTAAAATACGTATAGGTTCCTTTTTTAACAATTTTGGTTTTGTTGAATTGGGTCCCATACGTGATAAGATTGTTGAAATATGTGGATGCGATCCAACTTTTGATGAATTGGATATGAAAATATATGTATCTGCCTATTGCTTAAATACATCAACTACAGAATACTTCTCTAGAGATACACACCCTAAAATGAAGGTAATTGACGCTGTATGTATGAGCATGGCTGTACCCCTTATTTTTGCATGTGGTAAGTATGAAGATAAAACATACGTGGATGGTGGTACACAAGAAGTGTACCCAATTACACCATTTTTAGATAAGAAACCATATGAGATCACATGTGTTAAATTAAAAATGGACAAAATGTATCAAGAAGAAATCAATACACCAAGACAATTTGTAGAGTGTCTCGTTCGTTCAACAATTGTGAATAGACGTGAACATAATAAAGATGTAAATGTGATTGAGATTGACATTGGTGAGACCAATGTGTTTGATTTTAGTATGTCATATGAAGATAAAATTAGACTGTATAATATAGGATATAAATAATCGTTACACTTTTTTGTTAACTTAATGTATATAATATGGATGCGTGTGATCCAGATGCCGATGTAGAAAACCTCAGACAGTTGATTAAGATCAACACAGGGGTGAACATTAAGTTAACAAAAAAAGAGATTTGCCAGGCGTACGAGGATATTCAGGGTGGTAAGTTACCTCTCCCACCTTTAGTCATGAATTCAACTCGTACATACTTGATTGATAAGAAATCCCCATTGAAGCCAAATGATTATGAACTTCTTTTTGATTCTTCCACAAAGCGCGTAGACCTTAAAAAGATCGCACGTAAGGTTAATCTTAAGAATGTTGATCAGATGACCAAGTGTCAAATTGTTGACGCAATCGGTAAACGCCTGCGTTACATGAAAGTGCACGAACCCGTCAAGTTTGCTAGACGAACTCGTGTATCCGTTAACAAAACCACAGCAGTGAACGAAAATAACACAGCAGTGAACAATGTTAACAATTTCAACACGAACCGTGTGAACAACAACGTGAACCGCGTGAACAACAACACGAACCGTGTGAACAACAACACGAACCGTGTGAACAACAACGTGAACCGCGTGAACAACAACGTGAACCGCGTGAACAACAACGTGAACCGTGTGAACAACTTGAACACCAATGTGAACCGTGCAAATGGAGCTCGCCCGGATATGAACTTTTCGGGTAAAGGTGTTTTTAGAAAGGGTGAGAAACCCGCATTTTTAGGTGGAACCACCCGCGCCGTTCGTGAACCTGTTAACAATAGACGTCCAGTTAACATGAATCAACGACCAGTTACTATGAACACACCAAAGAAACCTACGGTCTTCGGTAGTATCTTTGGTAAAAAGAAGGATAAAAACTTTGTTCCCGCCAAAAAGTTTGGTGGTGAAAAACCAGGGTATGCTTTTAAACAGGGCAATAAGGGATTAGGCTACTACATAAATACTGGTCCATTGCGTGCGCAAGGACCTTCTTTACCATCTATCGAACCTCAACCAATCCCAGCTAATCAAAACTTAACCACGGAACAAGCCGTTGGTAAAATTAAACAACTTGGTCTCAGACGTGAGAAGAAGTTCTTGAGACAGTTAGAACTTGGAACTGTCTCACGAAAGCAGGTAGTAGCTGAAGCTACACGTTCCCAAGAAGAAGAAAAGAGATTCCTCGCGTTTATAGATGGTCTGAAACTACTCAACATTGAGAGTGAATACATTAAACAACGCATGGCTGTAGATGATCTCAGACAACTTAGAGTTGAAGCTCAAATTAAGGCTGATGAGAGAGCCAATGTGACAAGGAGTAACGAGGAAAAGATGGCCATGTTCTTAGAGTCAACAACTCTCGGACAAAAAGATAAAAATTCCTTCTTGGACCGAGCCAGACAAGATAGTGCTAATGTTAACAAATTGATTTTAGAAATTAAGAAATTGATTTCACAAGAAATGGACAAAGTCCTCAACAATAAGAGACAAGAGTTTACAACTCTTCTCAAGAATTACAATAAATTAAGTAATCAAGACAAGAATGATCTTGTCAAGAGTATTGATGAGAAGACAAACACAAACGCTATGAAAAAACTGGCTGAAAATTTACTCAAGAAACGAATTGATGATAAAAAGAACATCGTCGCTCAAAATCTTCTTTCGTTCCTGACACCTCTAAAAATCAATCAAACAAATAAGAATACCTTTGTGAAGCGTTTCAAGAATGATGATGTTGATGTGAACACACTCAAGAGGGAGGCCCTCAATATGGAAAAGTCTAAAATGTCTGGAAATGTTGAGAATCTCCGTGTCAAACTTAACACACGTATGGCAGAAATAGGTTTGAACCAATTAGATCAGAATGCAATCATGAAAAAATTCCGAAATGGTAACAGAAATGTTGAAAAGTTACTTCAAGAAGCGAAAAACATTAAGTCTCAACGAAATGTAAAAACTGGGAACCGACGTAAAGAAGAATACATCTCTTACATCGCTACATTGTCTAATCTCACAAATGAAGATAAGAAACGCCTGATAAATTCGGGAAATCTGAACAGAAACAAAGCTTTCAATATGTCTAAGAAGAGGGGTATAGAGAAGAAGGAAGGGGACAAGAAAGAGTATATCGGATTCCTAGCGGATTTGGGACTTACAAATGAAAATAGAATAACTATGATTGACAAGTACAACGCGAACAGACTCAATGTTGAGGTCCTCAAGAAGCAAGCTATAGAGTTGCGAAGTGGTAAGATCTCTGAGAAGAAAGCCAAACTTTTATCGTATATCAACACTCTTGATCTAGGAAATGAAAATAGACAGAAGTTACTGAATCGTGTTGAGAATACAAACCTCAATATTCTCAAAGCTAACGCCAATGGAATCGCTAAAAAAAATGCAGGTGAAAAAGAGGCTAGAGAAAAGAGAGAACTGGAAATGTATATCAACGGTTTGGGGCTCACTGTCAATAACAAAAGAGGTATCTTAAATAGAAACCCATCTCTATCCGAAGGAAAAAGGATGGCTAATACAAAGGTACAAGAAAAGCAAGCTAAAAATAAAAATATTCAAAACAAAAAAGAGTTAGAAGCCTACATTAATAGTTTGGGTTTGAATACGAATACAAGGGTTAGTATTATGAACCAGAATATTTCTACCAGTGAAAAAAGAAAATTAGCCGATATAAAGTTTCAAGAAAAACAAACTAAAAATAGAAAAACTCAAAATAAAAAAGAGTTAGAAGCCTACATTAATAGTTTGGGTTTGAATACGAATACAAAATATGGTATTATGAGCAAGAATATTTCTATAAGTGAAAAAAGAAAATTAGCCGATATACAGTTTCAAGAAAAACAAACTAAAAATAGAAAAACTCAAAATAGGAAAGAATTGGAGAAATATATAAATAATTTAGGTCTCAATACTAATAACAAATCAAACATTTTGAGTAGAAATGTATATCTCAACGAGGGGAGAAAATTAGCCAATGCTAAAGTTCAAATGAAAATCAAGGAAAAGAGGAACAAAGATAAGGTTGCACTATCGGTATATCTTAATAAACTAGGTCTAGCTACCAATGAGAAGAATCAATTCCTTCAAAAGTTTAATACAAATGTCAATGTGAATACGATCAAAATAAATGCTAAAACATTAATTGATACTAAAAAAACTACACAAAAAATGAAAAATAGACAGGAACTTCAAGAATATATGTCTAAAGCTGGTCTCGGACGTAGTGAACAAAGTGTATTATTCAACCAATTCAATAGAAATATGGATAATGTAAACGCCCTCAAAAAAGAAGCTGATAAATATATTGCTCAACAAACGAAACGACAGAGAGCTGCGATGCGTGATGACCTATTCCAATACCTAAAACAATTAAATATTACCAAGAAGGTTGGGAACAGCATCATGAAGGAGTTTAACAATACAAACACAAATGCGCAGATTCTTAAAAATCGCGCCAATGGAATCGTTGCAGCTAGGGAAGAAGAGAGATTCATACAAGAAGAAGGTCAATTTATGAACTATCTTAATACTCTAGAAGATCTCACAGCTGAAAACAAATCCAAGATAACCGAGAAACTTAATAGTTATTACACCAATTGGAATTCCCTTAAGAAGAGTGCAACAAATACTGCTTTAGGACGTTCTAGAGAAAAACGCCAAAAACAGAGGAATGATCTATCAAACTACGCCAATTCTTTGGGTTTGAACAACACCAGAAAGAATTCTTTATTAAAGGCTTTGGACAACCAGGTTACTAACGTTGGCACTCTAAAGAGAGAAGCTGATAAACTGAAGAATCAAATGATTAGTGAAAATAAATTGGGAAAAAAGAAGAAATTGTTAAAATCTCTGACTAATCTTGATATAACAAATCAAAATCGTGCATCTTTCATAGAAAAGTTTGGTAACAACACATCTACCGCGAATGCTATTTTGGAAGAGGCTAAACAATTAGAAGTTGAAAGAATCAAAACTAGAAGAGATGAATTATTTGTATTTATGGGTAATTTAGACCTCGAACAAAACGATAAAAACTTAATTCTTAGAAACTTTGATGCCAACCCTAGGAGTAATGCTACTTTACGAAACAAAGCTAAACAACTCAAAAGTACAAGAAACAATGAAGAGCGTGAGAAAATACGTCGCGAGTTGAAGGGATATCTCAATACTTTGAATATGTTGAACAATGTCAACAAGAAGAAATTGATGGCCAACAATTCTAACAATGTCAGAAATAAGGCTAATCAACTTCAAGCAAATAAGAAGGCTCAAAGTGAACGCAAAAAAGAGTTTAACAAGTTGTCCATATATATCAATAGTTTGGACTTATTGAACCAAACAAACAAACAAAAGTTATTGGCTAACAATTCTAAAAATATTAACAGTATAAGAAATAAGGCCAATCAACTTCAAGCAAATAAGAAGGCTCAAAGTGAACGCAAGAAAGAGTTTAACGAGTTGTCCAGATATATCAATAGTTTGGACTTATTGAACAAAACAAACAAACAAAAGTTATTGGCTAATATTTCTAAAAATATCAACAGTATAAGAAATGAAGCTAATCAACTTCAATCTAATAAGAAGGCTCAAGTTGAGCGCAAGAAAGAGCGTGAAGATTTGGATGGGTATATCAATACATTAAACATGTTAACCAAAGAAAATAAACAGAAGTTGTTGGAAAACGTTACTAGAACTTACAATACTGTTAGAAATGAGGCTAATAAACTACAGGAGTTCAAAAAAGCTGCCAAGAGAGGTACCGAATTGAATACTCTCAAAAAGTCTATGAACACTCTTAACCAAAACAGTCAATTGTATGTGATAGATAAGTTTGAGTCTCAAAATGTGACCCTCAATTCCATGTTGAAGGAGGTTGGTCAATTGAAAAAGAAGGTGGTGCTTGAGAAGAGAGCTAAAAATCGTTCCGAGCTCGTTGACTACATGAATACTCTAGACATTGGAAACACTGACAAGAAGAAGATTATCAAGAACTACGATAGTATCCCTGACGATGTATCATGGCTCTCACCTGGATTCTTGGCCCTAAAGAATCGTGCGACCCAAATTAACGCGAAGATTAAGAACAAGGCCCAACAGCGCCAGGAACTTTCCAACTATATCAATGATTTGGGTGTAAATGGTGCTCAACTTCTCAAAAAGTTAAATGATGGTAGATCAACCCTCATCCGTCTTAAGGCTGATGCCAATAGGATGAAGTCGGTGTCCACCGCCAGTCTTGTAAACTCCAAGAAAGACCAATTACGCGCTCATATGAAGAACACTCGTTTAGATGATAAAAATAAGAAGTCGTTTATCGGTCGTGTGACACTAAACACTAACATGAACTCTATAAAGGGTGAAGTGAACAATCTCAACACT